CTGGAGTAGCATTCTCTAAGAGATTGCCAAACGGCGCCAGACACGTTTCAAGGTAATGCGACGTGTCATCGCAAAGACACCTGGGTCGTCACGTTCCGAAGGAGATGTGAATCTCCTTAGGACCATACGCCAGTCATCAGATCCCACGATTACCTTACGTGGGACTGCTTGGAGCAATCGATATTCGCGACATTGTAAGTCAGGGTTGAACCTGACCTGCCATTTCGTAGTATCTATGCTCGCGTGACTATAGTGCCGTACAAGGGCAAGTACACCGTACTCGCAACCTGTCCTGCTCTGTGGATCATGCGCCCTCTCCGGTAGTACCGGTAAAGGGCCCAAGATCTCAGTGACAGCGTCTGACGTGTCAGACGCGACCCTATGAAAACCACGTGCATACGCTGCGTTCGAAAACGCAACGTACGCACATATGGTTTCAGGTGCCTGTCTACGGCCATTCATCCACAGTCTCTTCAAACGAAGAGGTGTGACATCGACGCCTTTATAAGCGTCCATGCCGCAAGATTCCCGAAAGGAACCTTGTGTACAGCACTTGTCCGTGTTGAACATAAGTCCAACCTTAGGGAAGTACTGAAGCATCTCCGGATAGTCTTCCCGGAGAGAGATGATGTCATCGCCGTATACATACAACCGTCTGGTTGCCGTCCACATCAGCTTCGCATAATACCGAAACTGATGATGTCGTGAGACATAAGGCACAGCAGTCAGACGTCGATGCATATACAGACCTACGCCAAGTGCAAAGAAGACAATCGACTCGATTGGGAAGCACAAATTACTTCCCATAGGAGCAAACTTCTTCATAAGCACCACGTCCCCATTAGGGAGGCGAGTGGCAGGTGTTCGAATTGCCATAAGGCAACGCAACAAGGTCGGGCAGTCTCGAAATAATTCCGAGACAAGCGCGACCGACACGCGGTCACTAGCATCCTTCATGTCAAGCGTAACCCACTTTTTAGAAGTGGAAGAAGCGAGAGCGAGCCTCCGGTTGATCGACTGATCCGTGAAATTCACGTGACCAGCCGTCCACCGGTTGCTCTCTAAGTGCGAAGAAATCTTCGCACCGAGCCCTCCCTGAATCCACTGATATTCTAGTGGTTCCGCCGATATGATCCGGGGACCCCTCGAGTCTTTTGGCACAAGTACGACTTTCGCCGTACCTGCGCTTTGAGTCTCGAGACGCCCCAGATGCTCAGGGTTATCGCAAAGGTGACCAAGCGAATAATGATAGTATTCCGAATAGGGATACACCTCATCAATGGCTTGGTAGAGCCTTGAGAAGCAATGCTTCTCATGGTTCTTCTCACCAGTTGCAACAGCACCCGGCCCATGTTTAGGGATAATGTTATACGGGTCAAACGACCCAAACACGTTAGTAATAAAATTACGAGCGTGGCTAATAACACTATCACTATCGACCGAATCTGGTAAACCAGAGTCAGTCGACCGAAAACCAGAAAGCATAGCAGCTTCCTGTTCATCGGTGAATGGCACAGCTAACTTGTACAAGAAGTACAGGCATTGTCGTAGGTCTCGAATCGCACGAGGTGAAGCGTTACTCAATTCTTCACCAGAGTCGGAGAACACCAGTTCGAACAACCACCCAAGAAACTTGGGAATTGTGGAGCGTGGCCTCAATACGAAGCCACGCGGAGCGAATAAGGTGCCCTGGGAGAGAGCTCTATCGAGCTCTTTCCCGAGTTTAGGGAGGGCTTTCGTCAAAAACGAAAGACCCTCACTCCTGACGCGACGCTGCATTACTGCAACGTCGAGTGTGCACTCCTGCTTCACAGCAAGAGTACCGTACGAATCAGCTACATCAGCGATGAGCCGTTCGTGTAAGCTCGTATAAAACGAGCACATGTCGTCCCCCTCTCGGGGGAGTTGGATCCTGTTCATAGAATAGGTAACAACACACGACTATGTTTAGTGACAAACGATTCCGCTGATGCCTTATACTGAAGTGATACAACTAGTAAGTAGATTTCTCTATCTTACCAGAAATAGCAGGTCCAGTACACGTTGTTGTCCTGTGCGAGGCACAAGATCAAGAAGATAATGAGCATGATTAAGGCTCGTTATTCAAGATCTTGTCGAGGTTTGCGTTCGTAGTGAAGTTATTCAACTGCGTACGCATATCGCGAAGCATCGCCACTGTCACGGCCTGGTCCAGAGGGACCTCGATCGTGAGATAGACGCTCGCCGTGAGCAAAGCACCCGAATGATCCACGCCAGTTTTGGCGAGGTTCAAACGGATGAGATGACGGGCGAGTGGAACGCCACCACGAGACGAAATATCATGTTTGATGATAAGTTGCTCGGGTAGCCCAACGGGCGCTGTCGGTGCACTCCGGACGGAATTACCGTCAAGAATGGACTGAAGCGCATAGCCTCGCGTCGACGATGAATCGCCGGCGAGAGTTACGGGATCGGTAAACATAGTTACACAGATGGGACGCATCACTGCGTTCCAACTCGACTAACGGAATGTTAGCGCTCATCTGGTTTCTAAGCAGATAGAGTCTTAACCATCAATGCCATACGGCACCATTGTGTATGCCAAGATGAAGAGTGAAACCTATCACGGTTTCCCTTCCCCCAATAAGACATATGCGCCCGAAGGCGCACTGTTTATTTGTGATGAACTGGTACAGGCGGATCTCGCTATCCTGCATAACGCAGGGTAGTTCAATCAGGCTAGACTGGTCCACTATTAGGGAACTTGAGCCACTTTGGTTTTGGTGGTCTACGAGTAGAGGCTTGTCCACGCTGTTTGCGTGACTCGTGCCCCTGAACGAGAAGCGCTGCACCTAACACGAGCTGTTGAATAGAAGGAAACTTCACATTCAACGGCGCGACTGTAGACGGGATATCCCGTCTGCGCTCATAGTAAGTATGCTCTCCATAACCGATGGTCGTGAGCAAAGCTCCCGACCAGAAGTCAAGGTCAGCATAAGACCTATAAGAGTACTTCACGCTATGCGAGAAGTCCTCTATCACAATTGGTAACACAGGCTCTGCCTGAAGCGAGTCTACCCACTCACCGACGTCGACGAACCAGTCGACGACGAAGGAGAAGGGTATGGCATTCCAAACCACAGTTAAGGGTTTGTCGATGCCTAACGCTTGGCTCCATGCTTGAATGCGCAACTCAAGGTCCGACAGCGACGAAACGTCGTAGCGGAATTTGAGCGTAGCATGATACATGGGTTCCTGAATCCACCGCGAACGAGTATTAATGGTGACTTGTCTAAAGTCACCGGTATTCTCTATAACGGTAGATGCATCGCTGGGTAAAGACCCTGACGAATCGATACGTCGAGCGTAATGCCGCGTCTGAAGACGGGCAGCACGACGGCGTATTTCGGCAATCTTACTCGACATACGTCGAATAAGGTTAATGGTATCTACGATATCATTAACAGTCGGCACGACACCAAACGTGTCCCATAGGATCGCGTTCGAAAACTTAGCAAGTCTGGATTTCGTTTTCTTCCCACCATAGGGGGAAGCGAGATCTTTAACTTGTTTCAGTTCGAGCAGACTATTAGCGAGCGATAACTCCGAAAATTTCGGAGTCATCGTTTTGAGCGCAAAGTAACTCATATCTCCCCAATGTATGGTATCTAAACCAAACAGAGGTTGGAGAACAGAGTTTCTTGGACGAAGATACGTGTAAGGAAGCCACATACCCTCAATAGTGCCCTCATGTGCCGAAAACGGCACACCTGCGCACTTTTGAACGACATAAGGATCGGAAAAACCGAAGAACTTATATTCGTCTTGGGTATGAAGGCAATAGCCTTCACGTTTACCTCCACTCAACTCATCAGTGATCTGACGACCACTGACTTGTATTGTCTCAGTAAACATAGGGGATGTGTAAACAGCAGTCTCCACTACGGAGGCTGCAAAGTTACACACTCCTGGAAGAGGCCCGCTGTCATGGCGTCGATAGGTAAACCTACCGCTATCATAGACAGGCCCTTGCGTATCAGTACGTGTTCTCATGTTGTGAAGCGACTCCGG